CACGGGGCGAAATTCGGATATATTCGGATATAGATCAATAACTGCGCATATCCGAACAGATCCAATTTTTGCCATTAAAATTTTGCTGTTTTTGTTGCCACAATACGCCCAACACAACAACATCAAGATAAAAGATGACGGAATCTAAGCTAAGAAAAAGAAAAACAAAACGCTACGATGACGAAGTGATTTATGCGGCAAAGTTTTTATATTTAAAAAAATACACGCCGAAAGAGATCGCTGAAGAATTAGGTTTAAATAGCACACGCCCGATTTACTATTGGGCGGAAAAATACAATTGGCGCAATTTAATCAGCGAAAGCGGGATTGAAGAATTGATCGCGCTACGCATTATCACGCTGACAGAACGGGAAAATAAAAGCGATCAGGAAATAAAAGAACTCGAAGCCCTGATCGATAAAGATATTCAGTACAAAAAGCAACGTGCAGCAACGGTAGCTAAAGTGACGGCAAAAAGTGCGGTCAATTCTAATGATGTTTCTAGCGGTGAACGCGCCTTTGCCGACAGCGGTGACGGTGACGAACGTAAGAAGAAAAAGCGGGTGAAGAATGATATTTCCCACGTTACGCCCGAAATGTGCCAGCCGTTTATTGATTCGTTGTTTTATTATCAAAAACACATCCGCGCCAATAAGCACCATGATGTGCGAAATATTCTGAAATCGCGCCAAATTGGGGCAACTTATTATTTCAGTTTTGAGGCGTTGGAAGATGCTATTTTCAGCGGTGACAATCAAATATTCTTATCAGCTAGTAAGCGACAAGCAGAAATCTTTAAAAACTACATCGTGAAAATGGCGCGGGAATATTTCGGCGTTGAGCTGACCGGTAACCCAATTATTTTAAGCAACGGGGCGGAACTGCATTTTTTATCAACCAACAAAAACACGTCACAGGGTAATAGTGGCCATGTGTACGGTGACGAATACGCATGGATTCGTGACTTTCAGCGATTCAATGATGTGGCATCGGCCATGGCAACGCATGCAAGATGGCGAGAAACCTATTTCAGCACTCCGTCTTCCAAATTTCATGAATCCTATTCATTTTGGAGTGGTGATAACTGGCGCGATGGCGATCCAAAACGCAAAAACATTCCATTCCCGACCTTTGCAGAATTGCGCGACGGTGGGCGACTTTGCCCCGATGGTCAGTGGCGTTATGTCGTGACGATTGAAGATGCGCTAAAAGGCGGTGCAGATACATTATTTAATGTTGAGAAACTGAAACAGCGTTATAGCAAATACGCGTTCAACCAGCTTTATATGTGCGTTTGGATTGATGATGCGGACTCGATTTTTACTGTTCATCAACTTTTAAAATGTGGTGTAGATGTTACGAAATGGAAAGACTTTAACCCAAAAGCAGATCGTCCTTTTGGTGATCGTGAAGTCTGGGGCGGATTCGACCCCGCACACAGTGGTGATGGTGCAAGTTTTGTAATTATTGCCCCGCCTGCGTTACCCGGTGAAAAATATCGCTTGCTCGAACGGCATCAATGGCATGGGCTATCTTATGTGTATCAAGCGAACCAAATTCGTGCACTTTATGAAAAATACAATATGACCTACATCGGCATTGATGCAACAGGCGTGGGTTATGGGGTTTATGAACTGGTGAAAGAGTTTGCACGCCATGCGGCCACGGCGATTATTTACAACCCAGAAAGCAAAACAGGTATGGTGCTGAAAGTGCATGATTTAGTTGAGCATGGGCAAATTGAGTGGAGCGAAAAAGAACTTGATATTGTGCCTAGCTTTTTAATGATTAAGCACCAATCAACCAAATCGGGCAATACGATGACGTTCACGGCTGAACGCACTGTAAAAACACAGCACGCCGATGTGTTTTTCGCCATTTGTAATGCCATTAACAAAAAATCTTTAAATGATAAACCGCGCAAACGTCGCGGATGGAGTGTATTAAGTGGAAACTAATGTAAAAAAAGACAGTAAAAAAGGCATTGTGATTGCGCCTATTAATGACCGCACTTTTTCATTAAGTGAGATAACCGCCTCACCCGCGTTAGATTATGTCGGTATTGGCTTTGACGAAAATTACAACTGCTATTTGCCCCCAGTGAATCGTCACGCACTGGCAAAACTACCACACCAAAACGCACAACATGGCGGAATTCTGCATAGTCGAGCCAACATGGTAAGCGCACTCTACGAAGGCGGAAAAGCGTTATCTCGTATGGATATGCGCGCACTTTGCCTAAACTTAATTCAATTTGGAGATGTGGGGCTTTTAAAAGTTCGTAATGGTTTTGGTCAAGTTGTGCGTTTAGTGCCTCTTTCCAGCCTTTATTTACGTGTACGCAAGGACGGCGGCTATTCGTATTTGATGAAAAAATCGCTTTATGATACCGCACAAGAAATCTATAGCTATGATGCGAAAGATATTATATTCATTAAACTTTACGATCCCATGCAACAGGTTTATGGATCGCCCGATTATGTAGGCGGTATCCAATCTGCACTATTAAACTCTGATGCTACTGTATTTCGTCGTCGCTATTTTAGCAACGGAGCACACATGGGTTTTATTTTGTACTCAACGGATCCCGACTTAACGGAAGAAATGGAAGAAGAGATCGCAAGAAAGATCAGTGAATCTAAAGGCGTAGGAAATTTCCGATCTATGTTTGTGAATATTGCTGGCGGTCATCCTGACGGGTTAAAAGTGATTCCGATTGGCGATACCGGCACAAAAGATGAATTTGCTAATATTAAAAACATATCTGCACAAGACGTTTTAACAGCACACAGATTCCCTGCAGGTTTAAGCGGCATCATCCCAACAAATACTGCAGGATTAGGTGACCCCTTAAAATATCGTGAAGTCTATCACTATGATGAAGTCATGCCACTGCAGGAGATAATAGCTGAAACTATCAACAGTGATCCCGAAATAAAAACTTTGTTAAAAATCAAGTTCCGTGAGCAAAATTTTAGCAAATAAATTTACGTTCAAAGACTATACAAAATGCCAGTGTTATATATAATAATGATCACATATTAATTTTGTGGCTTTTGGGGAAAATGGCAAGAACAACAGATATTTATTGCACTGTTTGCAATGCAAAATCAGTAATTGAAAGAGCTGAACGCATACACAGTGAATTCACACGTTATTATTGTGCTTGCAAAAATCCCCAGTGCGGTCATCGCTTTGTCATGAATATGGAATTCGGACACACCACACGAAGTAGTAAATTAACAAAAGATAAATTACTTGAACTAGTTTTAGGAAAACTGTCAGATGACGAAAAAGCCAAATTAAGAAAGATATTAGATGATGAAAAAAGCCGCTAGAAATAGCGGCTTTTTTTATTTTGTGTTTAATCCCTGTTCTTTCATCGTATGCAACGACACATAAGACGATTTCAAACTGCCGTAAGGTGCTTTTGGCTCAAATAGCACCAGCATTTGCGGTTTGTTGTTTTGGTCTGTTTCCTCGCCTGTTTCGTTGTTGATAAATGGGATCCGTGAATTAGTGATATAGACAATTTCTTTTGCATTGCGCACGCACATATCAAACCATTTTGTTGAACCGTCCACATTGAGCAGCATCACCACCGTTTTGTTATGTAACACACTTTGCTGAATGGCACGTAAGACAAACGGCAATGGGTTACTATAAGGCGGATTCATCCAACAGTAACGCCCTTGCCAATCTGCTGTTAGCGTGTCTTGTTCCGGGCTGATAAAGTTTTTCACTTTTGTATTATGTTCCATAGCGCAAGCATCTAAATCAAATTTGATATTGAAATATTGTTCCGCATAATGGAAAACCCACCAAGGTGTAGCCCATAAGTCTTTATCTGATTTTTTTGTGTTGGATTTATTCATTTATTTTTCCTTTGATTTATCTTTAACTTTACAAACAAGCGGATTATTATTTTGATCTACTGCCACAACAACATGACCGTTATCTGTGACTAAATAACCAACATTGTGAATACATATTTCATTGATTATTACATCAGGATAATTCGAATACTTGTCTAAAATACCACCAGAAAACGGAACAATATATTTTTCTGCCAAACAAGGAAAAGCCATTAATATTGCAAACAGTATCATTAATTTTTTCATGATTATTTAAACCCTATGTATATTCACTTGCTTTCACAACCCGAAAATTATCCACATATCTAATTTTTTCGCCGTTTGGATGTGACCAGCGATAACCAAACACTTTAATTTTTAGTCTTCCATCTGGCATTTTCTTTAATATATTACAATGCATTAAAAAATATATTTTTGAACGACTATTAAGCGAATGTTCACACGTAAAATAATGTTCCCCATTCCATTCTTTAGGTTGTTCTTTACAAATTCTGTAACCCATACATACCCCTAAAGAATACACAACACCCACATAAACATCCCAATAATCCCGCCAATCATTCCACTGGCAAGCCCTAAGAATATTTCGCCGCATCGTTCGATTACGATTTGGCGCTTGATATTAATCACTTGTTCTAAAACATAGGCTTTTAAATTAATGGCGTTTTCTCCGTGAATAGATAGCTGCGCTCTTAATAGGTGAACGCGTTCCTCTAAATATTCGATAGTTTCTTGCAATTCCGCATTAATTTGACTGCACTTTTCCGCACGTTTTGCCGCTAGAATTCGGCGAAGTTGTTTCTGTTTTCTTTTATTCATTTAGTTTTCTCCTATTGAATACGTTGGCTTTTATGAAAATCTTTGAGTTTTTGAAGGTTTCTTGGCACAGGTGAAAGCGACGTCATCATGTTTTGATTCCGTTTCACTAACTGCACATCATTTTTTGTGAGTTCTATAACTGTATATTTATCTATGGTTAGCCGTTTGTACTTGAATAAATAGTCTAATTTTTGTGCGCTAAGTGGTGCGCAGATCGATTGTGTCAGTAATTTGATCTTTTGCTCAATAATTGAGCGGTTACAGTTACTGACACAAGTCCAAGGCGCACTACGTGCGCTATTGTTAGCGGTTGAGCTACGCTCAACCATAGATTCTGTGCGTTGTGCAAAATCTTGTGGGCGTTTTTTAATTTGCCATTTTTTGGTGCGTGAAATGACTTGTTTTAGACTGAATCTATTCGCTAAACCAATAATGGCTTTGCGTTGTTCGCCATATTTATTAGCAGGTTTAGTTTCATAATTGAGCTTGATGGGTTGATCAGTACGTTTAGCAAGCGCACCACCTTGAATTTCCATATATGCCGCATAGTCATTCGCGATGCCTGCGGCTGCCTGGGCTTTATTGATAATTTCATCGTCGGCTTGACCGCTGATTAATCGGCGCAATTCACGCCAAACAGAAATAGATGCGCCCCCGTAGAATTGGAACTGACGAATGCCCCAACGGCTCGCCCATGCACGAACGCGCAATGCATTGTCGTGTAGGCTTAGTGTCGAGTCTTCGTCTGATACTTCGCCAGCAAGGGCGAAACCGTCAATATTTTTCGCAATGTATTTCGCAATATAAGCCGTTGCGCTGCCTTTTGTTTTATCGCATTCTTCCACTTTGCAACGGTGTTCTGCCGCGCCTTTTTCTTCGCCGTCTAACTCTAGGGCTTTTTGTTTAAATAAGCGGATGACTTCTTCTTTATGTTCTGCTGGCACATAAGCTAATGCATGCCAGTGTGGTGTGCCGTCTTTGTGCGGTTCTGCCACGCGCATACCATAAAATTTAATATTACGTTTCGCTAACAAAGCACGGAATTGTTGCCACACTTTGTTTAAATAGTTTTGCGTATCTCGTGGATTGACGCCTGACCATTTTTTATTGCCGTGTCCTGCGTGGAATGATGATGGCGCAGTAAGGGTTAAAAATAAGGCTTCATTGTTGTTTTCTTCTGCCCATTCCTCTAATCCGCGTAAACGCACCATCATTTCGTTTCTGCGTAATGCTGGGTTGGAGGATGATTTCAAGAACATATCGAAAAGCTCGACCTGTTCTTCTGGATTGTCGATATTTTCAATAATCATGGCGCGCAAGTAATCGTGATTCTTGCGTTGTTGGAGTTGCCACTCCTGGAAACTTTGATTTGAAATATAACTGGCAGCATTCGCACGCACTTCACCGCACGCAATGGCAATGTGTTCAACCATTCTGCGTTGTGTAGTACGCATTTGTTTAAACCACCATTTCTCACAAGTAAGCCGAATTAGCGTACTGTCAATGTGTTCGGCTTTGATGCGTTTTTCATTTTCAATCTTTTCCCAGTGCGGAATTTGGAAACCGGCAGAAATAGCAATTTCGCCACACCATTTATAAAGCTGATAGAAATAGCCTTGAACATCGCTCTCATTGTCGCTTTCGATGCCATTTTTTAAAAAGTGTGTGCAATCAAATTGGAATTGAGTAAATGCCGTAGAAATTTGATACGCCATCTTTTTCAATTTGCTTTCGGTAATTAAATAGAAAGGTAATTGTTTTTGCTTTTGTTGGATGCCGAACACTTGAAAACGGAATCCGCTGTAATGCAATTCGTTATAGTGTTTTGCTAATTCTTCACGTGTTGGCGCCGTAGAGAACTGCACGGCTTGTTGCATTTCATTTTTAACAGATAGCAACCATTGTGGTGTATTGATGAATGCTTGTAAAAAATCTACGTTCACGTTGTATTGTGAAAAGACTTTTTGTAAACGCACATCTAACACATCGCGCAAATAATCATTGGCGTATCGGCGTTGTTTATTTCCGAGGGCAAATGCAATCGACCCATCGTCTTTTACAGAACGATAGGCCTTAATGTAAAGTTTGCGGAAATATTCGCGCTGACGTTGACGAGGCAAGCTTTCAAGTGTCTTTTCGATAAACTCAAAATCAGCAGAGTTAATCGCAAACAGCTCCAACTGTAATGGTGTGTAACAGCTTTCATCAAACTGCAGAAAAGTGCGGTCAAATTTTTGACCATTTTCTGCGGCTTGATGGCGCTCACATGCAACCACTGCCATGTGTGCATGTTTGGCAATGATCGTATTATCGCGTTGCTGTTCCCACATTTTTTTGTATTACCCTTTATTTTATGAATTAATTTCATTCTAAATTTATTTAGATGAATTTAATTAATGACCATAGATAAAAAAAGTGTTTATGCCTGTGCATAAGTCGCTTGGATTTCAGCGATGCGTTTTACTTCTGCGTAGATTTCTTCTAATTTCTTAGCCACTGCAGAAAGAGAAGTAACATCCTCATCCATTAATTCGCAAAGAATGAGTGTATCAACTGCAGCAAACAGATCTTTGCAGATTTTTCCGTCTACTCTTTCGTAGGTGCCATTTTCTTGTAGTTCAATTTTGTAAATAATGTACTTCTCTGTTTCGCTTAACTTAATGCTGTAGCGATTTGATAATTCGATAAAATGTTCTTGCATAATAAAATATCCTTAATGAGCCAGCTCTTCGGCTTTTTTGGTTAAATACCCTACGTTATCTAATGCGATCACCATCTTGTGATAGATGGCACTGGCGGCAACTTCGTTTTGTTGTCTTTTAAACAACTCCCATTTTGTGCGATAAATCCAATATTTGTTTCGCCACTTTTTAGCCGCTTTTAAGCAGTTTGCAGTACTTGGTTTATTTTCCATTATTGCCCCCTTGTGTGTGGGTCGATATCATAAAAATCAGCAAGGCGAATAGATTGCGGGAAACTTCGGCGTAACTCAGTCAAATCCCTTAATCCTCTCGCTAATTTACTAATACCTTTATCGTTATAATGACAAAGTTTATCGCCGCTCAAATCAGGGCGGATGTAATCTTCTGATGGCTCAATATCAGCGACTGCCTTAAGCATTTCTCGTCTTTGAACAGTTAAATAGTTAAAAGCTCGCTCGACAGGATATTGGCTTAATTCCATTTGATGCATCACATCTTCGCTATTTTTAGCTTGCAGCAATGGCACACCTTGTTCTTTATGCCATTGTTCGATTGCACTGATTTTATCTGTCACATACATTGCCAAGCCCTCACTTTTTTATTTGCTTTTTTTGTTGTATGCTTGCCCTAAAATAAATAAACGGTTACTTAATTTAAGGATTTCACATGGCGAACGATCTGATTGAAAAAACAATTGAAGATATGCAAGCACATATTTATCAGCAGCATTTACAACTGGAACTTCAAGAACGCGTGATGGGTTGCTTGTTGCGTGGACTTTCTCGCCACCCTGATTTACTTGATGATGTGGAGAACGAGCTTCACATGCTGATTGATTCAACGTCTCAAATATCGCCCGAATTGCTTGATGTGCTTGTGCCTTTTGTTGAGCGTTTGGCGAAACGGAACTAGATTGTTTAATTACAGCCGAAATTTCTTTGGTTTGTTCAATGGTTATCTCGCCTTTTTCGACTTTTTCGTGAACAAAGAATTTAAATGTTGATGTTTTAGTCATTGTCTTCCCCTTCTAACTAAAATCTTTTTGGAAACTGACCGCACTTTTTTTAGTGCGGTTTTTTTTATGAGCGCTCAGCCGCCTCTTTAACTAACGAAATCATGTTAATCAGGACTGAGCCACGTGGAGAGTCTTTTTCAAGTACGGGTAATTTCCCTTCTGCTCTAAGTGCTTTCACTTTGCTTAAAGATAGCCCAGTAAGCTCGGAATATTTCTTCATGGTCACGTAAGGCGCTGACACCTGTACATTCACACATATTGCATTTTGACTGGTCATTGTCTAAACTCCTTGATGTTTAAATAAGGACATATAAGGTTATTGGGTCATTTGACCCTTTAAATATACTCTGGGTCATTTGACCCTGTCAATATAAATTTTTAGGTCAATTTACTAAAATGAAAGAATTTATTGGTGGCAAGGACGTAATATCTCGCATCATGGAAGCATATGGTTTTGCAAATAGAAGATTATTGGCAGAGCATCTCGGAATGCCTCACAGTACCTTTGGCACTTGGGCTAAACGTGGTTTTTTCCCTGCTGAATTGGTGATTCGTTGCGTCTCTGAAACGGGGGCTAGGTTGAACTATGTCGCCTTTGGAGAAGAGCCGATTTTTGATAAATCAGATGACTTGAAATATTTTAATGCGATTCGCCTAGAAAATGGAAAATCTTTCATAATAGAAAATAAACCCTTTCTTTTGCCATATCTACCGAATTTAGACGGCCGTGAAAGTTATGACAAAGTGTTTTGTATTGATGAAGACAATCACACCTATTTTGCGACTAGTGATTACGGCAATTTAGTGGATGGCGAATACTTCGTCATCGTTGAAAACTCTCATCTTATCCGTTATATCACCGTGTTACCTGCAGGGAAAATCCGTGTAGACGGTGGCAAATTCAGTTTTGAATGTGAATTGAGTGATATTGATGTGGTTGGGAAAGTGATTTTGAAGATGGAGAAGATGTAATGAAAAGATTAATCGGCTTTACCTTTCTATTATTTTCTTCATCTATCCTTGCTGGCACGATTGAATCTGGTGATTATCAGCCACTTGGTGTTATTGCTGATGATTATTCAATGAATGATAAGCCCGCGTTTAGTTTTTCTTTTGGAAAGGCTCAAAATGATTTCTTTTCATTTACTGCGCAATGTTCCATTTTCGACAAAAAGAGTAGTAAAACATCAACAAAGGGTAAGAGCGTTTATGACATTTCGCTTGAATATCATAGTGGCGTAACTAAACAATATATGATCAGCGAATCAAAATTTGATACTTACGTGAATTTAGACGTGTTTATCAAAGATAAAACATTCACGTTTGTTATTGATGGCCAACTCTATGATACATCATCAAATAGCCTTTACACAGTGCGCCCGCAAAGTGTTGTACTTAATGCAAAAGAAATGCGTGAAATTCGCGACGGGTGTAAAAAACGGTAAATTAAATGTTGAAAAAGTTTTTTAATAATGAATCAAAAGCAACAATAAGAGACTTTCTTTTTTGGCTTTTAGTTTATCCATTTGTGATTGCGTTTGCGGTGGCTTGTGTTGCGTTTATTTTTTCGTTTAGTGTATTTAGGGATGCCAAGATTACGGATTGGATTAGTTCTTTAAGTACATTTATTATAATGCTTTTTACTGCCATCGGGATAAGCTCTTGGAAAAGACAAAAAATACCTGATCTGAAAAGCAAGGTTGCTAGAAATATTATTGATTTTGATACCCATGCAGTGCTACTCCCCTCTAGAAACTTTAAGTCTATTGATGAAATCAAAGAATACAATGCTATTCAGCTAAAAATTTGCTGGGACATAGAGCACGCTTTATCAACTTTATATATGTTTGACAAATCAAACAAATGCGAAATTGATGAAATTTTCATTTTTTTAATAAAAACAATAAACAAGGCAACAGATTTAATAGAAAAACACTCTAGAAATGACGAACTAGGGAGATACAAATTAGTAAATTTAATAAATAATCATTACAAAGAGGTTTTTCCTAAAACAACAAATTTATTTAATTTAGTTGTGGGAAAAAATAACGTAGTTGGTATAAATGGCAGTTCGTAAAGACACTAAAAACGGAAAATGGCTTGCAGAAGTTTATGTAAACGGCAAGCGGTCACGCAAATGGTTTTTAACCAAAGGCGATGCGCTACGTTTTTACAATCAAGCCAAAGAACAAACGACAACTGCGGTTGATTCTGTACAAGTATTGGAATCAAACGATTTGCCCGCGCTAAGTTTTTACGTGCAAGAATGGTTTGATGTGCATGGCAAAACGCTGTCTGATGGTGAGGCACGTTTAGCCAAATTGAAAAACTTATGCGCAAACTTGGGCGACCCGCCCGCGAATGAATTTAATGCAGAAATCTTTGCCGACTACCGCAAACGCCGCCTTGATGGTGACTTTTCTTTAAATAAGAATAAGCCCCCGAAAGAAGCCACTGTAAACCGTGAACACGCTTACTTACGGGCAGTTTTTAATGAATTGAAATCATTACGGAAGTGGACCACTCAAAATCCCCTTGATGGCGTTCGTTTATTTAAAGAGCGCGACACCGAACTTGCTTTTCTGTATGAGCGTGATATTTACCGCCTATTGCTTGAATGTGATAACTCACGCAACCCAGACTTGGGCTTAATTGTTCGAATTTGCTTGGCAACCGGTGCACGTTGGAGTGAGGCGGAAACGCTAACCCAATCACAAGTAATGCCATACAAAATAACGTTCGTGAATACGAAATCAAAGAAAAATAGGACCGTGCCTATCAGCAAAGAATTATTCGACATGCTGCCGAAAAAGCGTGGCAGATTATTCAATGATGCTTATGAATCCTTTGAAAATGCCGTTACTCGTGCAGAAATTGAATTACCGAAAGGACAACTTACCCACGTGCTACGCCACACTTTCGCCAGCCATTTTATGATGAATGGTGGAAATATTTTAGTGTTGAAAGAAATTCTAGGCCACTCAACCATTGAAATGACAATGCGTTATGCACACTTTGCGCCATCGCATTTAGAAAGTGCGGTTAAGTTAAATCCTCTTTTCAATCCCGCGCAGTAAAGGGATTCATTTTTAAAGAATCCCTTGTACTTTTCCTATTTTTTAGTGGCGATTAACTGGCGACATCATTTTATATTTACCTTTATATACTCTTATTTACTCTTACAACGCTTTGAAATTAAAGTAAATTGTTGTTTTTAAAAGGCTTGTTATGGGATTTAAAATCCCTCGCCTTTCGAGGCGTGCCAGTTCAAGTCTGGCTTCGGGCACCATTTCAAAATGATACCAGTGGGTCGTTAGCTCAGTCGGTAGAGCAGCGGACTTTTAATCCGTTGGTCGAAGGTTCGAATCCTTCACGACC